CTCCAGCGGAAGGGAATCCGCCACACCGACTTACATGCCGGTGTGCCCAGGGCATATCTAGCCCAGCTTCTCTGTATGAACGACCATACAGATCAGCAGGCTATCGCCCACCTCGTCTTGGTGCCGACGGTACGAGGACGTCCCGAATGTGTGAAGTGATTCCTGTCGGCGAATGGCAATTCGCCGCGTTTAAGGAAAAACTTCATCAGGGCATCACTATCCGCAATTTCGTTCTGCGGAATAGTGCTACTGACTACAAGACCCTTGACAAGGGGGTGATGTAGCGTTGGATGAAGCCTTTGAGTCTCATGACCCAAATAGCTTACACGCCCTAGAACAGGAGATTCTGGAAGTACAGTCGGGAAAGGAATAATCCTCCCCAACCACTGATCCAGAAACGCCGTTACTCTCCACAAACCACGATGATACATTTGGTTTCGTAGAGAGACGGTCGAAACAATCTCCGTCACATCCGTACGTAGTGCAGGGAGATCCTGTCTTACGCGCACGACACTAACGTCGTGACCTGCGTAATACTCCTTGCCGCAAGACTCTCTGAACTTGCCAGTCCAGTAAGACTTGCCAGTGTTAACTCGAAACCCAAAAGTTTCGAGCGCGCTGACTACGTAATGCACGAAGTCTACAGGGACAACAATATCGTCCCCATAGACGCGCACCTGGCCCCGCAGGGATTTAACATCCCGTTGGGTCAGAGGCCTTCTTAGCCCCCACTCAATCCCAAGGAAGATACAGGTCGTAAAGACCATAGCTTCAATAGGAAAAGTGAGGGCTGAACCCATAGATGCGAACTTGGCAAGGCGTTGAACGCCATAACCAGGTACATCAGCCTTCCGACTTCTGCATGCATCAACACCTCTTGCGAGATGCGGATGATTTTGTAGCATTAGCCGGACTAGCTGATTCGAAACGCGATCGGATGCCTCACTAAGATCTAGTGTGGCAAGTGATCCATCACTGGATCCTCGATTAGCCATGGACTGATTAGGTCCTTGGTCATCGAATCCGACGACTCTCCCCATATTGTCAGAACGGGAAATAGAGTCCACAAGTAACTCCATGATGCCCTGTTGCACATACTGCATACATGTGGGCTCCATGGCGATAATTCGTGGCGTTTTGAGCGTTTTAGGGACTGTGATAACCTTGACAGGTCTCTCATTCCCGGGTTCGAGGAGACTGAAGCTGGTGGGATCATTGTAGTCATAATGACCCCAATTTGGAAATAAATACTCCCCAGCAGGGAAGTACTCTTCCAAACGCCTGGTCCACTCGCGCTGCTTGAACTTCGCGTTACCGCGGAATCCATCAGCAGTGGAACCTGGCCCATGCTTTGGGACGACGTTTCCGTCGTAGATGTCCTTGTCCACTCGGGACAAGACATCAGCCCAAAGTAGGCGCGATACTCTTGCAAAGTCTTCTCTGGTAGAAGTACTGAGCTTTGCATCGTTCCTCTTCAACTCCTTCTCACAATCGATGTACCCACGGATAGCTTTCCTTTCACGCTTTGGCGTGCATGAAAGTGCTACTTTACTATGCAGCAGACAAATCTGCCTTATAGCAAAGATAGCGTCTACCGATGGGTCATCGACAAGAAGACCACTTCCACGGTCAAAGATAAGATCGAGGAAACCCCCTAGAAATAGGGGGAGACCTCCTCTTCCAAAGGTAAAACCTTGGAAGAGTTGATGATCCACCTTACCCATGTCCAGACCTTTTTGGAGGTCTGAGGCAAAGGAAGGGAGGGTAATCGTTAAAAACGACAACCCCTCATCTTTGACTCGCCGCGTGATCGTTTCAAGATCACGCGTGGTGCTAATGCGACACCAGGTACTCAAATCTTTGAGTACCTCCTGCGTTAGAGACATCAGGCTTTTCAAGGCCCCTCCGTTCAATCGAAGGTAGGTCTTCCCTAGCCAGTGCTCTATACCGACATCGGGAGTAGTTTACTCCCCCGAGTAAACCCACGGTTAGTGGGTCCAGTCCTTCTCCTAACTGGCTAAGCCAGTTAGCTCTCGTTACCCAGAAGCTGGGTAACCTTAGAGCCAGAAGTTGCAGTGAGATACCCGGTCAGGGCATCAACAATCTGCTTCTGCTCGACAATCGTGAAACCGGTAATCGGAACATCTACCACAAGGTAGGTACTCATAGAGTACATAATGTTCTGAGCCGAAATCAACGGGTTGGGAGCAAGCTTCTGAAAGTCAATGCGAGCTGTGTGACGCGTCCTCTTTCCATAAGAGTGCGCAACATTCAGCTTGACCGTTCCGTCATCCTTCGAAAAGGTGCCGGAAGTGAGGCCAAGGCCAGTACGCGGAAGCGTATTGGCGACAGCATTGATAGTGATGGACTGTGGGTCGGCAAAAGCCATGGCAAGTCTCCAAACAGGGTGACGTATGGGTACTTCCCATACGACTTATTGGATAATTCATTTCCAGATACCCTTTTGGGGTCCTTCCATGAACCATCTTAAGCAAGCAGCCAGGATTTGCTGCTTACTTCGCACGACTCCGGGTTAAGCCCAGAGCCGCTAAGATGGCCATCTGCTTGGGACTAAAGTCCTCAAACGTCAGGCCAAATCCGTACGGGGATGCTTTCACTCTCAGTTTAGTCGTTGTTTCAAACGTCTGAACGAGAGGCCCAAGGGCACCTTGACTGAAAGTCGAGATGCCACTGAGCTCATACGTACATTTTGTGGACAGAGTCCGCATACAGTACGCACGATGAATCATCAACTCGTCCTGACCGAGTGCAGTGACGTTAGTAGCTAAGCTACCGACGTTTACAAACCAGTCAGCGAGCCAGCTCCAAGGAGCCAAATTCCAAAGAACCTCAGGTGTTATCTTGAGGCCGAGAAGATGATTAGCCTTCTCTGCTGCATCCATGATTACTCCCCTGCTATCTTCTACAGGGGGGAACGCATAGCTGTAGCTTCCTTGGAACCAAGTCTTCCGAGTAATCTCGGTAGTCTTGGTTAAGGTTCCTTGATACGTAGAGAAGATAGGCGAAGGATAACCTGGGGTCGGCGAGTTAGCCGTCCCCAGAACTTCGACTTTCGTCTCACGTACGTCCGGGAAGGAATAATTACGACCGATTATTCGGCCGCTCTCTTTTTCATACTTGTCTAGTAGTCTTTTGGACTCTTGGACAGTATGGCACAGCTTTTGAATGTCGCTCAGAAACGGGCGCCATCCAAACTCCACATTTAGATACTCATCGCCAGCGGCTTTCGCCTTCTTGCGAAAAGTATCTGCTTTGCGGAGAGAGTTCCCTACTACTGCGGGTAAACCGTCAGATAGTAGTTCTCCCAATGCTGTAGCAAGAGAGAAACTTGGACGGGTAGGGGCAGTTCTAGAAATGGCTGTGCCTCCTGCGGCCCACAACAACTGATGTTCTGTTGTGATACCACTGGAAGCAGTTTGCCAAACTGAACTAGACTTATTAACTTGGTTTGACCAAGGAAATAAGTACCCATTCCCATAATAGACGATATCCGGATCACGCGTAGAACGCATCAGCCTTGGCTGACAATTATGGTCTGTATAGACCTGCGCCTGCGAGTAAAACGTACCGCCTATATCCAAGCCACGTAGAATCTTGATCGCTCTTGAATTGTCATTCTTCGTGTCCTTTATAAGGTCACGAAGAATACGATTTCTGAGCGCCCACTCTACGTGATTCCCTCCGACAGTCGTTTGTCCGCCCGAGATTCGATTAAGCATGGGTTTATTGGGAGAATCAGTCCCATATACCCATACTCCAGAAGCCGCAGAAGAAGAGTGAAACACTCTCTCTCTGGACTTACTGTCCGAATCTTGTGGGGGCATGGACGAGCTTCCTGTACGGAACGAACGGAGGTCTTTTGACCTCCGTAGTGACATCCCTTTGTAAGGGATGTGCGCATTAGCACCGGGGCCCC